ACCAATGTTGGATGCTAACGCCTTACTACGAACAACCGCTAATGGTACAAATGCATCACGTTCATTATGGATAGACACTGGCAATACATCCATGGTATAGCCGCCTAAATGTAGATTTATTTCTTTTGCTATCTCTGCATAGGTAAAACGTTCTGTATCTAGTCGGCCTAATACATCTGACAATAGCTCTGCATAGAATAATTCATCTTCATCAGATTCTGCAACTTCTACAGATGGAACTACTGCATCAGATACATCTACTGGTGTAGTATCAATAGCTGGAGTAGTAGTTGCTGCTGTAGCTACATTATTTACAGCATCTGCTGCATTTTCATATTGTTCGAATTCACGTTCAATATCATCTTCAGGAAGAAGATTATTAATACTAGTAGAAGCTTTGATTTCATCATCAGATAAAACGTGTTCTTCTTCATCACGACGAATTGCTTCACGATCTTTATCTGTCAATTCAGGATTAAGATCTAGAGATGGATCATATTTAGAAACTACTTGAGGATTTTCTTCACCCATAGCTTTAAGATCTTCATATTCACGACGCATATCATGAATCTCTTTCAATGCAGGTTTGAAACGACGTTCAATAGCACTAGAAATACCATTATCTAATTCATCCAACAATTCATCGCGTGCTTCTTGAGTTGCATCTGTTTTACCAGAAGGAACGATAGCACTAATATCAGCAGATTGTAGATTTGTTTCATCAAATGTAGGTGCTACAGGAGCAGCTGGTTGAGTTTCTTCAACTGGTTTTTCTTCAGCAGCAGGAGTAGTTTCTTCTACTACTGGAGTTTCGGAAGCTTTTTCTTCTTCCATTTTTTCTTTCATGAGGTCTGCTAGTTTTACTTGTTCGGACATGGTTCCTCCTAAATTTCATCATTCATCAACATTTTTAAAGTTAATTTATCTCGATCATAGAAATATCTAAATTGATACTGGTCAACTGTCATATCTATAATCATTATATTTTCTCCATTTTTAGAGAAACCTATATTAACTTCGACCGCTACAGTATTATCAAGATAATCCTTTATTTGATCTTTGATAGCCTGACTGAGTTCAATAACTCTATCAGACTGCATATATCTATATTTACTAATTAAGCCTAAGCCCATTTCTGGACTATGAGTTATTGTACCTGGCTCTAAAAGCATTAGTCGCATAATTAGAGTACCAAATGCATTAAAATTCTTATATGTAAGTGGAGTTTTATAACTGTCAGTAGATAAAGAATATTCTTTTAATAAAGTAGGAACTTCTTTAGTCTTTGCAGTTATGAAAGTAATATCATCTGCCACGATAATCTCTCCTTTCATATTAATATATTACTACTTAGTTCTAGGGTTTAAAATATACACAAATAGCTATTTTTAACATAGCATTAAATTGATATACACTCATAAGGAGGATACAATGGCAACTGAACGAAGAATAGCTTGTCCATTATGTCGACGTAAAGACTTCAAAGACAAGTTAATCAGACACATAGAAAAAGATCATGAAGATATTATCGGTGAAATATCTGCCGAGCAATTCTTATATGATAAAACTCACCCAGGTTCTGGTAAATGTATCGTATGTGGTAATAAAACAGACTGGAATGAAAAGACTGGTAAATACCATAGAGTATGCTCTAATCCTAGATGTAAAGAAGAATTAAGAGCTAAGTTTAAAAAGAATATGATTAGAGTTCACGGTAAAGTGTCTCTATTAGATGATGCTGCTCATCAAGCTAAGATGTTAGCCCATCGTAGTATTAGTGGTACCTATGTATATAGCGATGGTACTAAGTTTACTTATACTGGATCTTATGAGCATAAAGCTATAGAGTTTATGGATAAAGTTCTTAACTGCAACTCTAAAGATATTATTATGCCTGGTCCAGTTATTGATTATACTGATCAATATGGTAATTCTAGACAATGGATTACGGATATTTACTACGTTCCTTATAATTTGATTATCGAAGTTAAGGACGGTGGGGATAATCCTAACAATCGTCAAATGGATGAATATCGTGCTAAGCAGGTTAGTAAAGAAGCTGAACTTATCAGGTTAGGTGAATATAATTATTTACGTCTAACTGATAATAAATTTGTCCAACTTATGGAAGTATTAGCATTACTCAAAGATCAAGAGATTAATGATCCTACTACTAATAATAAAGTTATTAGAATTAATGAATCTACAGTATATGACGATAGATTCTTCACTCTAGATAATGTAGAAGACTCTGAGGAAGATAATGAAGATATTCCTATAGAATATGATATCATTAGACGTCTATCTGACTTAAAAGAATATGCGGCTAGAGAGCATATGGGTGTTGGAGCTGTAGGTGGTATTGTAGGAACTATAGATGGCAATATGCTAGTTCAATATACTCCACATAGACATTCATTCAGTGGAGAGAAAGATGGCTTTGGTGTAGTTGATGATAAGAAGTCAACTAAACTTAGAGTTAAATCTGATAATGAAGAAACTGAAATAGTAGATAAAGAACCATTCTTACAAGATAAATTCTATAAGTCTTATAGGCATAAACGAGATAGAGTTACTTGGGAGAATGCTATCAATCTATATGAAGAGATTACTGGTAAAGTTATGCTATCTAAAGACCAATTAGAATATGATGATGACTTTACAGAATCTGACTTAGATAGAGATAATAAGTTAACTCTAATGAATGCTATATATAGTATTGAATCTGAGTTATATGATACATCTCTTCCATTATGTGATATTCTAGATGTAAATACAGCTAAGTCTAAGCTAAAAGAATTTCCTGAAGGAACCATGATTATGGAAGATGCTAATGGATACTTTGCAGTAGACTTAGAATCTAAAATAAGAACTAAATCTTATAAAACTATTCTAGAGATTGAGGCTCCGGCTTTTGTTAAGACTAAAGATATGCTAGAAGAGGATGATGATGCTAGTGATACTAATAATAAGAAGGTAAAAGAAGTTAATGATTCTGGTATGTATAAAGTACTTGATGATAAATATTCTTCTGAAGACCAATTAATGGATGACTGGAATGATTATAATAGTTTATCTGCTGAGATGAAACGTCATAGTGATGATAAGTCTATTGAAATCTATGGTAAGTCTAATGTAGAACGATTTAAAGAACTTCGGTCTAAGTATCTTAATTCCGAGATTCCTTATGATGATTTAGCATTAAGTGAATCTGGATTACAATTATCTGATTTAGATAGAGCTAGAGACTATGGTATTGAGTTACGTGGTAAGAAACGTGAAACTGAATATCTTAAATCTTGGTCTTTAAACTCTGGTATCTTTATAGTCTTACCTTGTGATACTGAAGAGGAATTAGAAAAACAATGGCATGATGTACAATCTATGGATATCTCCTTAATTCGTATATCTGATATGCGTCTTATGGAAGTATTTGGTTGTAATAATGAAACTATGTATAACTTCTTAAAGAGTGTATTTACTAGTAATGGATTTGATGATTATTATTACTTCCCTATAGTTGAATCTGCTATGGAAGATGTACAACCTATTAGAAATCTACCTAATACGATACCATTCTATATCCCACATGAAATCGAAGTATTCAAACGTAATAGTACATTTGGTGATATGCCTAACAAATGGAAAGATAAAGCTGATGAATGGTTAAGAGATTATAAAAAAATATATGAAGGTAAATCATATGATAAGAAAACTATTCTAGATTGGATGTCTAATGTAAGATATCTAAGTCTAGAATATACTAGAACTCAATCAGATGAATTAAAACAAGCTTTATTAGAATTTGGTTGGAATCCTTATATGGAATTCAATTCAGTTAATATGACTAAAGCATATAATAGAGCTAATACTATATATCATAGAAGTATGACTTCTAAGTTATTACAAGAAAAGAGTATTGGTTTTGAATTCGATGCTAGAGGAAATCTATTCGTTAAGAACTTCTTAAAGAATAAGAGTTATCAATCTATCTATATGGAATCTCATAGATTACTTATGGAATATGATAGAGCTAAGAATATTGAAGGAATGAAATATGAACTAGCTAAGATGTATTATCTAAATCTTAAGATTAGTGAAGATCTAATTAAACAAGATCGTACTAAGAAAGATAAAGAATTAGTTAAGATTAGAGCTAGAGTATTAAATGATTTCCATAAATATCTTAAGGTAGTACTTAAGAATGATAAACAATTTAACTTCTCTAATTACTATCAACGTAGTGAGTTCTGCGATGACTCCTTTGTTATTACAGCACCAACTCTTAAACATGCAGGTAAATATGCTAAAAT